GCGTTAAAGCAAAATCTACGGAGGATTCAGTCGATGAATAAACTTCCGTCAAGAGAGGTTGTAGAAACTCTCCGCAAGCAATACCCCGTGGGGACTCGTGTCGAGCTTGTAAAAATGAACGACCCTTACTCCAAGCTTAAGCCCGGCGACAGAGGCACGGTTAGTTTCGTTGACGATACAGGCACGATATTCTGCTCATGGGATAACGGCTCGAGGCTCGGCGCCGTATACGGAGAAGATGTGCTAAAAAAGCTTTAAAACAGCTTGCCTTATCCATATATTTGCGTGGCTTTTCTCAGAAAATTGACTTGCTATTTCAGGCGTTTAGAGTGATATATATACATGCCTAAAGGCAAAAACACACCGGCGCAAGGGACGCGAACTTTGATGGGGACATCCTGCGCAGAGCGGCAATTGAATCGGCAAAGGGTGAGGTGGCTGCGGTTGAATGAAAAGATAAAGGAGCAAATACTCGCGATACGAGACAGCGGCGTCACGAATATGTTTGATGTTCGCCGGGTGCAGCAAGAAGCCTATGACCTTGGGTTCTACGAGCTGGTAGTCTACCTTGTTGAACACAAAGCCGAATATATACACTTCATCTTAACCGGCGATACAAAGAAGAATAAAGAAAAATGGGCTTCCACGGAAGCTCTTTCTTGTTGTTTTCATAGCAGTGGAGGAGGTGGATATGCGAAAGCTTAAAAAATATAAACCGACCGTTTTCATGGCTAAAGACTCATATTACGACAAAGAGGCTGCAGATTATGCGGTTTCATTCATCCAAGCCCTCTCGCATACTAAAGGTTCATGGGCAGGCAAGCCTTTTGAGCTTATTGACTGGCAGGAGCAGATAGTGAGGGATATCTTCGGTATACTCAAGCCTAACGGTTACCGACAGTTCAATACCGCGTATGTGGAGATTCCGAAGAAGCAAGGCAAATCAGAGCTTGCCGCGGCTATTGCCCTGCTTCTGACCTGCGGTGACGGCGAAGAGCGCGCCGAAGTGTATGGCTGTGCGGCTGACCGTCAGCAAGCGTCCATCGTATTTGAAATAGCCGCCGATATGGTGCGCGTGTGCCCCGCCTTGTCCCGGCGCGTAAAGCTGCTTGCTTCAACAAAGCGGCTGATATACCTGCCTACCAACAGCTTTTATCAAGTGCTGTCTGCCGAAGCCTACTCAAAACACGGTTTCAACATACACGGCGTGGTGTTTGATGAGCTGCATACCCAGCCGGACAGGAAACTATTTGACGTCATGACAAAAGGCTCCGGCGATGCGAGGATGCAGCCGCTATACTTTCTAATTACCACGGCGGGCACGGACACACAAAGCATCTGTTACGAGATACACCAGAAGGCAGTGGACATCATTGAAGGCAGAAAGCACGACCCTACGTTCTATCCGGTAATCTATGGCGCTAAGGAAGACGACGACTGGACTGACCCCAAGGTGTGGAAAAAAGCCAACCCCTCGCTCGGCATTACGGTAAGCATAGACAAGGTGCGCGCGGCATGCGAAAGCGCAAAACAGAACCCGGCTGAAGAGAACGCCTTCAGGCAGCTTCGTCTCAACCAATGGGTAAAGCAGGCTGTACGGTGGATGCCGATGGCGAAGTGGGACGCCAGCGCATTCACTGTTGATCCGGAAAGTCTTGAAGGCAGAGTGTGCTACGGAGGGCTTGACCTTTCGTCAACAACCGATATTACCGCATTTGTGCTGGTGTTCCCGCCGATAGATGAGGATGACAAATACGCAATCATGCCGTTTTTCTGGATACCTGAGGACAACGTAGATTTGCGCGTAAGGCGCGACCATGTGCCGTACGACTTATGGGTAAAACAAGGGCACCTCATGACGACCGAAGGGAATGTCGTGCATTATGGGCATATCGAGAGTTTCATTGAGCAGCTCGGCATGAAATACAACATTCGGGAAATCGCATATGACCGGTGGGGCGCTGTGCAGATGTCGCAGAACCTTGAAAACCTCGGGTTTACCGTTGTCCCATTTGGTCAAGGCTTCAAGGATATGTCTCCACCAACAAAAGAGCTGATGAAGCTGACACTGGAGCAGAAGATTGCGCACGGCGGGCACCCTGTCCTGCGCTGGATGATGGACAATATCTACATCAAAACCGACCCCGCTGGCAACATAAAGCCCGACAAAGAGAAAAGCACCGAAAGAATCGACGGTGCTGTTGCCGCGATTATGGCTCTGGACCGTGCTATTAGATGTGGGAATAAAGAGGAACACTACTCTGTGTACAACGAAAGGGGGCTTTTGATAATATAAAACCGGAGAAGGCATGTTTACCACCTCCGGCTACAGAAAAAATAATTTAAAATCAAATTCTTAATCTTAATGTTATATAAAACAAAATGCCCCCAATTGTGCGTGTGTTTCCATATCGGCCTGGGGGAGATGATATTAATATATTAGCACATATGTTCAGGAGTGTCAATGATATACTTCAGCAAAGGATATTTAGAGGTTAAGATAAATGTTTACTCCGCTAAAATTATTATTCCGCTCCCGCGATAAACCTAAAAACCGAGTTGGCGGAACGCTTACTTTCCTATTCGGCAAAACCTCCAGCGGGAAAATAGTCAACGAACAAACAGCAATGCAGTCGGCTGCGGTATACGCTTGTGTTCGAATACTCTCCGAGGCTATCGCCAGTCTTCCGATACATGTATACCGCTTTCGTCTGGACGGAGGAAAAGAGCGTATACCCCAGCATCCGCTATACTACCTTCTTCATAACGAACCGAACCCTGAGATGACTTCATTCGTGTTCCGTGAGACACTGATGAGTCATCTTTTGCTTTGGGGCAACGCTTACGCACAAATCGTCCGAAACGGACGCGGTCAGCCAATTGCACTGTACCCCCTGCTCCCGAACAGGATGGAGGTAAGCCGCACAAAAACTGGTGATATGGTTTATACCTATCACCTTGACCCCGACGAAAGAGATCTCTACCCGAATGGAAAGAATATCACGCTCCGCAAAGATGAAGTGCTTCACATACCCGGGCTTGGGTTTGACGGTCTGATCGGGTACAGCCCAATAGCTATGGCGAAAAACGCGATCGGAATGTCGCTCGCCACCGAAGAGTACGGCGCGTCGTTCTTTGCAAACGGAGCAAACCCCGGCGGCGTGCTTGAACACCCGGGAGTGATAAAAGACATACAGCGCGTTAAAGACAGCTGGAACAGCGCATATCAGGGTACCGGGAACGCACACAAGATCGCCGTGCTTGAAGAAGGCATGAAGTTCCAGGCGATCGGCATACCGCCCGAACAGGCTCAGTTCCTTGAAACACGGAAATTTCAAATAAACGAGATAGCTCGCATCTTCCGTGTACCACCGCATATGGTTGGCGACCTTGAAAAGTCGAGCTTCTCAAACATCGAGCAGCAGTCGCTTGAGTTTGTTAAGTATACACTCGACCCGTGGGTAGTGCGGTGGGAGCAGAGCCTGCAGCAGTCGCTTGTTCTGCCCTCCGAAAAGCAGTCTATATTTATCAATTTAATGTTGACGGCTTGCTGCGCGGCGACTACCAAAGCAGGATGAACGGCTATGCCGTAGCGCGTCAAAACGGCTGGCTGAGCGCAAACGATATTCGCGAGCTTGAAGACATGAACCGCATACCTGCCGAGGAGGGCGGAGACCTTTACCTTGTCAATGGCAACATGCTCCCGCTCTCACAGGCGGGTAATTTTTATGGAAAGGAGGACAGCAGCCAGTGAATAAGTTTTGGAACTGGGTACGAGATGAAACCGGCGAGGATCGCACGCTGTTCCTAAACGGAGTTATCTCAGACGAAACATGGTGGGGCGACGAAGTCACGCCTAAACTGTTCAAAGATGAGCTTTTGTCAGGCTCGGGCAATGTCACGGTATGGATCAACTCGCCCGGCGGCGATGTGTTTGCCGCTGCGCAGATTTACAATATGCTCAAAGACTACCCCGGCAAAGTCACCGTAAAGATCGACGGGTTGGCGGCAAGCGCGGCTTCCGTTATCGCCATGGCAGGCAGCGAGGTATATATGTCGCCGGTGTCAATGATGATGATCCACAACCCTTCGACCATAGCCATCGGCGACAGCGAAGAAATGCTTCGGGCAAAGGCACTGCTCGATGAAGTCAAAGAAAGCATCGTCAATGCTTATGAGCTAAAAACCGGTCTGTCGCGCAAAGAGCAAGGTCGGCTTCGGACTGGCTCGGATACCCTGCTTCCTGCCATTTTCCTTCCC